GGATCGGTAAACACGGCCAGGTCCTGGTCCACGAAGTCCATGTCGTACAGCCTGAGGTTGGAACTCATTCAACAAACTAATATTTTGGCCGATTTGACTGACACTTACCCGTCTGGGTCATTTTATGACAATTCTGATACGAATACTTTATTTTCAGTAAGCGATGATTCGGACACTCTGTTAGAACAGAAAGAAAAAATCATGCAATACCGTCAACTAGCGCTACAACCTGAAGTTACAGACGCGGTTGATGAAATTGTTAATGAAATTATCTTCGTCTACGATGATTCTAACCCAGTAAAACTAGACATAAATGAAGAAAACAACAAAATTGTAACCGCTATTCAAGAAAAATTCGACAAAGTTATGAAACTTTTAAACATTAAACGTAACTTGTACAATATAGTTAGAAGAGGGTACGTAGATGGGCAAATCGTCCTTCATGCAGCTTACGGAGAAGATTCTAAAAACGGCATCAAATCTATCAAAATGATCGAACCGACTATGCTGTTCTTAGATCCAACAACGAATAATTACAAATACGTAGACCGAGAAAGATCTCATTTGTACACGACTGATAATAAAAACGAATACTCCAGAGAAGAAATCATCAGGGAGGATTTTGGTATGTACGTTGGTAAAGTCAAATTGGGGTATTTGGAATATGCGACTAAACCAGCTAACTTGTTGAAAACTTTGGAAGATTTGCTAGTTCCACTTAGATTCAGTCGGAGTATTTCAAGAAGAGTATTCAACGTAGATATTGGAGACCTACCAGCTAAACGTGGTTCTGAAGTTATGAGAGAGTACCAAAGTAAATTTAAGTATAAGAAATTCTACAACAATGCAACCGGGGAAGTTTCAAACCAACAACACATCACATCGATGGTTGAGGATTATTGGTTCGCTAACCGGTCAGGTGGGAAAGGAACAACTGTTGATGTTTTAGACGAAACTGGGAACTTAGGCGAACTCAATGACATCCTGTACTTTAACAAAAAACTGTACAAATCTTTGAAAATTCCAAGTTCGAGAATTGGAATTGACTTAGATTCAGACCACTCGTTCGCTACAGATACTACTGAAACCACTAAAGAAGATTTAAAATTCTTCATGTTCGTAACTAGAATTAGAAGAGTGTACACTTCAGTGTTTAAAGAACTTCTGAAACGTGAAGTTATATCCACCAACGTTATGTCTGAAGATGAGTGGGAAGAACGCGAAGGGTCTATTGAAATTTCGTTCGTTAACCAAAACACGTTCATCGAAAAAATGAAATTGGATAATTTCACAGCTAAATTGGACATTTACTCAACTGCCCAAGAATACCAAGGTAAATTGTTCAGTATCGAAACTATACTAAAAGAAGTGTTTAAATTCACAGACGGAGAGATTGAAACCGAATTCAAACGAATTCAAAAAGAGAAGAAAAACCCTTTGTACGCTGATTTTTACACAGATGATGAGGATTATTAAAAAAAAAATGAACACAGAATACAATAAATTTAGAAATTACATCAATACGTTCAGTGAACTAACAGAATCTAGAACTTCAAACAACTCGTTAGTTACCGTCTACCACGGCTCCAATACTAAATTTACAAAACCAGACCCTAAATATATGTTCTTGGACGTTGGAAACTCACAAGAAGGCGTTGGTATGTACTTTGGCGATTTGGAAACTGCTCAAGGTTACGGCAAATACTTGTATAAATTACAACTAAACCGTAAATTTTTCAAAAAATCCCACGGATATGTTGAAGACAACCTGCCAAAAGGACAACTTAAAAAATTCATGGTGAATTTGCGTAAATTAGACCCAGAAGCCATGTTTATGTGGTGTACAGATTATGGAATTTACGCAACTGAAGAGAGTGAAATAACCACACAGACCATCATGGAACTAATCGAAATGTTAAAGCTTGAAGAATTGAGGAACTTCCAAATAGACATATCCCAACACTTCAAAGTGGAATATTTGGTCGATAGCTGGATGAAATGTTTTAAAAACGTCCACGGACTGTACAACGACAATTATGGATTTTACGTATTATTATCAACAGACTATAAATTGGAGCCAATTACATAAAACATGACTATAAAGGTAAAAGTTCATCTGAATGGGTTAAATGAACGTATAAAACAAATCACAGAAGAAGCTAATAAAATACAAGTCCAAATAAAACACGACAAACGCACAGGTACATGCATAATTTCTGGACATGCAATTGACGTCAATTATGTACTAACTGTAAATATGGGATTAGACCAGAAAACCGTTGATGAAATTATAACAAACGCATGGTAGGTTAAAAAAGCGTAGTTTCTACGCTTTTAAATTTTTAAATAACAGAGCTTGCCAACGCTTCGGCGATCGTTTTAGCTGACCATAATTTTCTCATCTGTTCAGAGCAGTGCGCGTGGTGTTTAGCCTTCTTTGAAATTGGCGATTCAATTTGCCCCATCAACGCTTTTAACTCAATTCCACGGTGTTTTGCCAAAGCACTACAGTAAGGGGGTCACCGCATGATCAGAAGCTTTATATTTACACAACTCATTGTATTGAATGTCAAATGTGCTCAATTCAAATTCCGAACACAAATCAACATATTGGTCAAACCGACTCCGAACGCTAGCTAACATAGTAGACTTTAAATGTTCTAACTGTGTTGCGTAAACTTCATCTTTCTTAGGTTTAACAAATGCGTCAATTTCAGCCTATGTGGCATCTTTAACCAAAGTACTGTCGTCCAAAACATCGTAAGTTACATAATAATTAAACTCAGGTAAACTAACTTCACATGTGTCATGAACAGCTGTACTTTTGGTTTTCAACGTGTACTCCTTTTCTATTTATCACGGGATGTACCGACACCGTGTATATGAATCCATTACGGTGTAGCATGGAGCAGTACACTACTCAGGCGGCGATGTAACGAACGGTGGGAACGTAGTCCACGTGTTAGTGACTGTATTATATTCAGATAAAGCTTAGCTACCAATCGTATTATTCCACAAGAAAAATGTGGTAGCTGTTGAACATGTTAAACTCTTAGAACTAGCCAAAGAGTTAGGGTTTGTTGGTGTTACCGCAGGTGTAGGCGAGCTTAGGTTCTTAGTTGTTGAAGCTACTAACTTATACATTACACCATAAGCCATACAGTATCAGCTGCTTGTGCCACGAAAGAATGCGTGAAATAACCAACAGCGCTCTCAGAGATAACTCCACTTACATTAGAAACTATTCTTAGCTTCCATACAGCAGTAATATATGAGAAATGCGCATCACATTCTGATATAAGACAAGGTCCTCTCCCTGTAGTAGGTGGACTCAAGAGTAGATTCCTGTTGCCCCCAGGTATATGTAGCTATGTCGTAGCTTCTAGCGTAAGTTTGGAGTGTGTGGGGGTTAGTTGGATTTTACCGCCGCTGTAGTAAGCTGTAGGTGCAATACCAGCTCCATAAGGTATTGTTCCTATCGGCGTAGGGGATACACTCGTCCTAGAGGCTACACCGCTATAACCAACCGCTGGTCGATATTGCCAGTGTGTGTTCATATATTAAGTACCTGTTGAGGTAGAAGCAGGTGCTCCACCAAACATGTCTATTGTTGTACCATCTGAATACACACACAGCTAATTTTGCGAACGTGGTGTCTGCTAACAACGTCTGTATTATCATAGGTGTTAAGTTGTTCCATGTGTTAGTCAATGTATCGAACTTAAAGAACCAACTAGCCCCCCCACCCTGTAATACCACGAATAATTCAATACTTGTTTCCATCCCATAATAAGGTGTTAGCTCTCCGATTGTCAGGCATCGTATCTACATTAACAAAGCTCCCTATTGGTAATGGTGTTTTTGTGACCCTTAGGTATGAATGTGTTGTTGAAACACTACCTGTACTAGAAGAAATTCCAACCCAAGAAACACCATCAAAAACCTCTAGTGTTTTGGTATCTGTATTATATATGCTTTGACTAACGGTTTGAGTTATATTATCGAGTTCGACAGTGTTGCTGCTAGCTGGTTTTACATCCCACTCAGGTTTTAATGTTTTAGAATCAGCCATACACTTCTCTGTTTTTGTAATATTCATATATAATAACAAAAAAACGCAGAATTATATAAATATAAATAATATTGATTAAAAACAATGAGAGGGTTTGTACATCATGAGTAAATCATTACAGTTACGTCGCGGAACTACCGCTGAACATCAACAATATATAGGGCTTCAGGGTGAAGTCACAATAGATACTGATTTGGGTGTACCTGTAGTTCATGATGGAGTTACAGTTGGTGGGAAACCAATTCTTAGTGCGCTGCCAGGCACAGGCAGTTCTACAACTTGGAAACTTTATACGCCTGGCGCACCTATAGCTTCTAAAGATATGCTTTTGATAGATACTTCAGCTGGTCCAGTTAGTGTAACTTTGCCAGCTGGCGTTTATGGAGAAACTATCGGATTTATGGATTTAAAAGGCACGTTTGGTGTAAATCCACTCACTATAAACTCCACCGGTGGAGCTACGTTTTTAGGAACCGTTTCCCCGTTAGTACATTCGGTTTCTAGAACAATTATTTTAACTTCAGTAACTAATGATTGGCGTTTCTAATGGCTGATACAAAAACGTTAAAACCTGAATGGGTGTTTAAAAAAACATACGGTTCAACTGCTGTTGAAACTTCAGAAGCAGCTAATGCATCTCTAGGCGACGAGTTTTTTAACACTGACACAGGTGAACATAAAGTATGGACTGGATTGTCTTGGTCTACATCATTTACGTACAAATCTAATTACATTGGTGTAGGTGGTGTACCTACTAACAAGATGCACATTTTCTCCACCAACTACGCACCGTTAGTAGGCGAACGCACAACTTCATACACTTCATCCGTATGTAGTGGTGTAGCTGCTTGCCACAATACGAGTGGTACGATGTTGGATGGATTCGGTACTGATATTTCTTTCAAAATCCAGCAAGGTACTGGTTCTGTTAAGGAGCTTGGTTCTGTAGGTGCTGTAAAGAAAGGTTTTAACGGTGAGATTGTGTTTATTGTCAATGGTATCACATTTTCTGAAAAAGCCCGTATTACAGAGTACGGAAGTTTTTTAATTGGTAAAACCGTTGGTGATGGTACATCATTGTTAGAGGTTGCTGGTGATTCTGTGCTTAATGGCAAAGTTGTACTCAAAGGTGATCCTAAAACCCCATTAGAAGCTGCAACTAAACAATATGTGGATAACGCAACACCAAACAACGTACAGACATTTATAAGCGCAGCATATACAGCTAAAGCAGGAGACTTGCTTGTAACAGACACGCGGACAGCCACTTTTACTGTAACATTACCTACGGTTGCTGCCGATGGTCAATATGTAACTTTTTCGGATGGTTACGGTACTTGGTTCACTAATAATTTGACTGTTGTAGCCCCAGCTGGTGTAACTGTGGTGGGTGTTGCAACAGGGTTTATCGGCGATGTGAACGGTGCTAGTTTCACACTGGTCAAGCGTGGCACTAACTGGGTTTTAATTTAAGGAGATACCATGGACAAACTATCTAGCCACATAACGCCGCCTAGTGAAGGTACTACGGCGCAAAAGAACACACTAACACCAAGAACTAATCAAAAGTTTTTCGATACCACCTTGGGTAAGGAGCAACAGTGGGACGGTACAGCTTGGGGTGCAGTTGTGGCAAAACTACCGCCAAGACAAGGTATTATTGGGTTAGCCGCTACTACACATTGGCGGCTAGTAGCATACAATATGCCTTCGGGGTATGGTTGTAGCTTTGGTGAACTGTTTAGTTCTGCTGGTGTAGTACCTGGTATGGCAAGTATCACCTTTAACCGACCTTTGTCTGTATTTACACCTGCCCCAGGGTATGCCGCTGCTCCGTCGGTCTTTAATAACGTCAACTCGTCTGCAACCCTAAACAACCGGTACTCCGTGAACTCCAAGATAACGGCTACTGGTTTAGTAACGAGTGTAGCAAAGCTTGTGATTGACTTTGTTTACCCTACACCATTTACCCCCGATACCCTAAGTTTAGCGTATGACACGACTAGCTCTACTTATTTACGGGATTTCGCTATATACACCTCAACCGACAAAGGGGTTACATGGTCGTTGGTGGACACGCTTACTGGTATTCCGTCAACTGGAGTAACAAAGCAGATTCCTGTACCAACGTACCCTGCTAATCCATCTGACGGTCAACGGTTCTTCAACGCAACTACAAACACCGACACAAGATGGGACAATGTGTTACAGCAGTGGGTTGCTGTTACGCCGCCTTCACCCATTCCATGGAAAGTTATTGCAGCGGCTACACAACTGGTGGCAGGTGATGCGGTTATGTTAGTTCCTACAGCAGCGTTCTCTGTTACTCTACCACCGACCCCTGCTGCTGGTGATAGCATAACCATTGCAGATGGTAGTGGTGTTATAGCTGCCAACAACGTCGCTGTGCTTCGTAACGGGAGCACCATCAAGGGACTGGCACAAGACTTGGTTCTTAACATAAACGACATGAGGGTGGATTTAGTATTCACTGGAACAGATTGGAGAGTAGTATGAGTTATACAATTTCGCATTTGTTATAAATATACAAAACGAGAGGAAAGGTTATGCCGTTGTCGCCATCTGTAAAAATTCAAGGAATTATAAAAGAACGGTATGTTAACGGTTCATCTGTAGAAAATGCTGTTTTTGTTGGGCATTTTGAGCGAGGTCCAGTTGGTATACCAACTTACGTAACTACAATCACTGCGTTGAAGGATACATTTGGCGACGGCATTGGTGATACTTACAACGACTGGTACCAAGTTTTCAATTATTTATCATACGCTGGTGGGGTGTGGGTAGTTCGTGAGACTGGAGTAAACACATTAAACGCTAGCAGCAACAACACACGTGGGTTGACAATAAACAATGGCGAGGGTTGGGTTAATCAGTACCCAAACATCCCAGTTACACAGTCTGTGCCTATTTCAATATTTGCCAAAACACCGGGAACTTGGGGCAATTCCATTTCAGTGTCTATAATCACAGCGACGGAGTTTCAAAATAACGTTGAATTGGTGTTTGGTATTTTTGCTAAAGATGTTTTTGCTTTTTTGGAACCCGAGTATTTTGGTGTTGTTGTTTTCAGTAACGGCGTTGTTGTTGAGATGTTCTACAAACCCGCCGCAGCTTTGGCTGATTTGAATAGTGAAAGCTTATACGTTTATTTAAAGTATGACAATTCTAATTTACCAAATCCAGTTCAAAATTTAATAGATTTTCGAGCACAGTCTGGTATTTTGGATATGGGTAATTTAGCGAATACACTGACTGTGGCTAATTTACAACCAAATATAAGCACACCAAACGTAGTTATTGATTTGGGCCCGTTGACGTCTCCTTACAACTTCACTCCTTTTATTTTTTACGGTCCTACGTTACTCAAATTAGCCAATGGTGTAAACGATGTTCCGCTTTTTACAAACTTAACAGATGGATATTCATTGTTTGAAGATGTAGACACTTACGACGTTGATATAGTTATCGGTAACGAACGTGCCAACGTAGCTGCTATAAATTTAGCCGAAGCGCGGAGAGATTGTTTAGCGTTTATAGGGTTGCCAACCGTGATGGTACAAACGTCTGTAGTCCCAGCTCCTACTGGTGCAACTACAACAACATATAACGGAGTGAAACTACCCCCTACACACAACAAACAGCTAAAACGCGCTACACAAACAGACATGAACAACATAGTCGCTTATTTGAATAGTTTGCCGTTTTCGGAATTTACACACATAACTGTAGATGTGAAGGCTCAACTTGATTCGTTCACCGGGAGTGTGCGTATCGTTAACATAGGTGGAGACACAGCTGGATTAAAAGCAAAATCTTCAAAAATAGCACCATGGACTGTAGGTGCTGGAAATCAACATGGTAATTTAATGAACTTAAACTCAACTTTGCTAAACTTTAACCAGTTTCAGCTAGAAGATTTGTTCAAAATGGGCGTTAATTATATTACACAAAACACGTTGCAAACCCAAAAAACGTTCACTACAAAACCTTCGAGTTTCGACCGGGTTAACGTCAGAAGTTTATTTAACCACGTTGAGAAGGATTTGCGTAAAATAACAAAAAATAGTGTATTTTCGCAAAATGACGCTAACACCCGTGCAACCCTAGATTCTTACTTCAGAACGTATTTGAATTCAGTGATCGGGAACCGTGGTATTCAAGATTATCAAATTTCAGTTTACACAGACCCGGTAAAACTGAACGTAATGTTAGTAGACGCGTTCATAAAACCAACGTTCGTAGATGAGAAAATTTTAATACGTTTTAACAACGTTGGGACTTCCACGATAGTTGTAAATTAAACATACAGTTGAATGCTTTTCATAAAAAATACGTTTTTTTTATAAATACACTATGGAAATGTTTTTCCTAAAAATTACAAACGTGCGCACATAAAGCTAGCTTATTGCTAGATGTGAATTTATTCAATCAATTATGTGTTCTTCTGGATTTAAAGAACTGAGTTCTTTTCATCACACGGGAGATTCAAAGCACAAAACGGAGAGTGACTATGGCAGAGATGCTAAACCCAGGCGTTTATATCCAAGAGATTAACGCCAGTACGATTGTACCAACTGTAGCTTCAAGTGTTGGAGTTTTCGCAGGTGATTTTTTTAAGGGACCTGTAGGTGTTGAGACTTTAATCACTAGTGTTCAGGATTTATTGACCTTTTACGGCGGTCCTACTAACACCAACTACAACGATTTTTACCAAGCTTATAACTTTTTACAGTACAGCAATAAACTTTTACTTTCGAGAGCTTCTAACGTTGGTGGGACTGGGACTTTGGTCGCTGGTGAAACGGTAACAACTGGAGTTGTTGCGCTCACAGCCACTATTCCGGATGTTGCAGTGACTTTAGCTAGTAATTTCACAATTGGTGATTGGATTGCGTTCGACACAGGTACTGGTTTACCGGATTTGGCTAACGTTTACATGGTCGTAGCAGTTGATTCAATTTTAAACGTGTTAACTTTGGATAGAATCCCAACTGTTGACATTGTTTCTGGTGTTTCGGTTTATTCGGTTGTTCGTTCTATGAACGGTGTTGGTGAAGTTGCTAGTTCCGGAACCGCTGCGGTTACGTCGGTTGCGTTAGCTTCATCTTTGACAGTTGTCGAAAACGCATCTGACTATGCCATGAAAGAGATTAGTATTCCATTCTCAGGTGTTGCTAGCAAGTTGAAATTCACAGCACGCAATCCAGGAAGTTGGTCAAACACGTTGGAAATTTGTTTAGCTAACCCAAGTGCGTTTGGTTTGGTAGTTCCATCTTATGCGTTTGCTGGAATTCCGCTTGATGGTTTGTTTGAATATGCGCCAGTTGGGAACGAAATTGGTATCGTTATCAAAGACGGAGCAAGCATTGTTGAAACATGGGTAGTGAGTTTCGATCCGTTAGCTAAAGACCATAACAATAAAAGCAAATATGTTGAATCAGTTTTAAACTCTTTATCCGCCTATGTTTTCGTAAAGGACAACGTAGCTGTACAAGCAACACAAGTTTCACCTTTTGTTCCAGCTACTGCAACAACTCCCGAAATTCCAGCAGTGTTGGAATATATTAACAATTATTGTGCGTCAATTGGTGGGTCAGCAGGTGCTGTTTCGGTTCCTGGGTCCACGCTAGCTTTACTTCACGGATTAGATTCTGTGATTCAAGCTGATGATTTGTTAAACGCTTACAGTATTTTTGACAACAAAGAAGCTTTAGACATAGACATGGTTATCGCTAATGAATTGGACAACGGTGCTTCTGCAAAAACAGTAGTAGATGCTCGTTTAGATTGCATTGGTTTCATCGGAGCTAACTACGCAGATGTTGTAGGACAAAAGGCAACAAACGCAACTAGCAACTTGGTAAATTGGAGAAAAACCGGCGCCATTAACTACAACAGTATGTTTTTAGTAGCTTGTGGCAATTACAAATATCAATACGACCGTTACAACGACACTTACCGTTGGGTTAACATAGCCGGTGACATTGCTGGTTTGAGATCTGCAACTTCTAGTAACAGAGCTTCTTGGTGGGCAAGCGCTGGTTTAGAACGCGGTATCGTTAAAAACATAACCCGTTTAGCGTTCAATCCGACTTCCGGTATGAGAGACTTGTTGTATAAGAATGCAATCAATCCAATCGTGGCTTTTCCAGGTCAAGGTACGGTTATGTGGGGTCAAAAAACCCTCTTAGCAACTCCTAGTTCTTTCGACCGTGTAAACGTTCGCGGATTGTTCAACACACTAGAACGAGCCCTTGGAAAAATGGCGAAGTATCAAGTTATGGAATTCAATGATAACTTCACGAGGAACAGGCTAATTTCTATGATAAAACCCTACTTGGACAGCGTTCAATCAGGTCGAGGAATTCAAGACTTTTTGGTAATTTGTGACGAAAGTAACAACACACCAGATGTAATCTCAAGAAATCAACTGATAATTGACGTTTATATCAAACCTACATTCGTCGCAGAATTTATAAATTTAAAATTTACGAATGCTGGTACCAACAGTTTCGCTCAAGTAATCGGAGCTTAACTTAGTTCACAGTTGAAACAAATTTTAGTTTAACTGAGAAAAAACAAGAACCAAGGCATTTTTAAACGAAATGTCTTGGTTTTCTGCGCTCTATTGGTGTCACGAAAATCCGTATCATTTATTCATTCTTTATATAGATAAACTAGCTATTGGTGTTCAAATTCATCGAATTCCATAACTTCATAATTTCGTTCAAAATTCCACCCAGATGCTTGTAAGTTGTTGATATATAAGGACTTTTTATTTATGCTCAGTTTTGTGTATAGATATACACAAATTTAGCGTGTTTTTTTTTAGCTTTTTGTAGTTTGTGTAAGTTGATATATGAGAGACTTCATCTAATTTAATTAATCGTTTACATTTTGTTAATTTCGTTGTATAATACTTAGTATGAATTATAATATTGAAGAAGTTCGTAGATTCGTCAACGTTGAGTTGGTGGTTAACGGTAAGTTGAACGGGCAGAGGTTATCTGAGAAGTATTTTGTATCTCGTGTGTTTGAGTTTTTAGAGTTTTTAGAGTTTTTAGAGTTGTTCAAAGAGTTAAATTTCGACCAGGAAGTTTTGTTTTGTTATTTGAACGGAGTTGGAGAATTGGATAAGTCGTGCCAGGTTGTTGGTTGTTTTAATCCTAGACGATTTGTCACATTCAAACATGTGTTTAAGGAATATTGTCAGAATTGTGGTAGGAATATAAACACTGAGCTGAACAGGGTTTCAGATCGG